TGACGGGCGACTACGGCACTCTGCATGCGCTGGCTAAGAGCTGCGGCTTCGTCTGCATCAAGATCGAGGATCACGTAGGCCCATCTGATCTGGCTCTGCTGGAAGTTGTCACCAGCGCGATGAGCGCCAACGGTGGCTTCGGCGCCGCGATCAACAAGGCGCTGGAAGACGGTCGTATCCAGCAGCATGAAGTGGAAGAGGTTAAGGATGCGGCGTTTGAAGCGTCCCGTGCACTGCATGCGGTGGTGGCGCGCTTCCAGAGCCTGGTGCGCAAGTAAGGGGGGGGGCGGCGCTGTGCCTATCTATACCAGTAAAGATCAGCGTGTTTGCGGCCAAGCGACGGTCGCATATTTGCGCCACCGAATTGCTTACCTTCGCCAAGTGCGTGATCGGGCATATTCGAACATTCTCGAATTTTCGACACTGCATTCTGCAGCTTCATTTGTTGAGCAGCAGCGCTGCATTCGTTCTGCGGCAGTTAGCGAGTTGGAGAAGCTGGCGCAGTCTGCGTCGATCCTCTCTGCAGGTTCGTTCCGATCTTTTCAAGGTTTCCGACCGCGAATACACAAAGAAAAAATAGTGCGGCAACGATTAGGCGCTGCTGCCAGCGGACTGCAAACAGATGCTTCCAGTCAGAAGGTGTCGATGGCGCCTGCTGGATCATGGCAGCTGTTGCACGATCCCCAAACTGATTGCGGGCTGACCGGATCCTTGCTGCAGCGCGTATTGGTGCCGCCCATTCTTCCCGTATTGCATAAATTCCGAGAGCGATTGCGGCGAGTAGTGAAGACCAAGCCGCGATGAGGCAAGGGAGTAGCACTGGTTGTAGCGGGATGTACTGGGACTGAAGGGCAATAAGCGCAGTCAGCGTTGTGGTGGAAAGCGTTACCAAGAATCGAATCCAATTGAAGTATGGCTCACGATGATCACTCATGTGGCGCCGTTCAAGATCATCCAAGGTAATGCTTTTTCGTTCTGACTCTGCCATATACCAATCTCAGTAAATTGAAAATTAAATAATACATTAGGAGTTCAGATGGCCACCAAAATTGCTCAGTCCGTACAAGGCGTTAATGCGCTTCTTGATAGCTTGCTGGAGCGCGGCAGCCTGAAGAATGACGCGGCATTATCTCGCGCGCTGGCCGTCGCTCCACCGGTCATCAGCAAACTGCGTAGTGGAAAGCTAGAGGTTGGTGCCACACTGGTGCTGAATATCTATGACACGTTTGACGTGGATATCCGTGAGGCCAAGGAAGTTCTGGCGCAACGTATGGAAGCTGCTGCCTGAGCATGATTCTTGATGACTTCCCACGGGTAAATTCGGCCGCGCTCTCCTGCATTGAGACGCTTTTGGCCGATTGGCTTCCGAACGGTGTTCGGGAGGGATCGGAATACTGTGTCGGTTCGCGCCATGGGGAAGCTGGGCATTCTTTGAAAATTCGTCTTGAAGGCGATAAGAAGGGGTACTGGAGCGACTTCGCTGCTGAAGACGGCGGCGTGGATCTGATTTCGCTTTATGCATATCTGAACGGAATCACTAATGGGAAAGCGTGCTTTGCAGTAGCGCAGCAGTTGGGCGTTGAGTTGACGCCTGATCCTGAGTGGGAACGTCGCAATGGTAAAAAGCCTATTTCACTCGCACCCGCAAAAGTAGCGCCTGTAAAGGTTGCTCCGTCAGTCCCCGTATCCCCCAAAAAGCGATCGCCGTGGAATCCCATATTGCCCGTCCCTGATAATGCTGGGCCATACCCCAAAGCTCATCCAGTTCGCGGAAAGCCAGATTCATTCTGGGAGTACCGTGACCAGCAGGGAAGGTTGCTGGGCGTGGTCTATCGCTTTACGAAATCGAACGGCGATAAGGATGTTCTTCCATGCGTATTTGCTTCCCGAGACGATAGTAAGGATCGTGAGTGGCACTGGATGGCATTCCCTGAGCCGAGGCCACTGTATTTCAAATCTCCCCTGCGTGATGGTGTTCTGAAGGTATTTGTCGAGGGTGAGAAGTGTGTTGATCGCGGATACTCCGTTCTCGGCGAAGGCATCGACTGGATAACTTGGTCGGGTGGATGCGGCGCTGTCGATAAATCCGATTTCAGCGCGATCCGTAATTGCCAAGTAATCCTGTGGCCAGATGCTGACTCTAAGGTCTATAAAGACAATCATGAGAAGGCTGGCCAGCTCAGGCCTGAAGCAGAACAGCCTGGATTCGCTGCGATGGAAAAGATCGCGGCAAAGCTGCGCGCTCAGAACTGCAGTGTAGCGATCATCGATATCCCTATGCCGGGTACGCTGCCTGATGGGTACGATGTGGCGGATATGGTTGATGCCGGCGGTACCGCTGAAGAGGTCATGGAGTGGATTACCCGCTTGCGGCCTGAAGAATCCGTACCCACTGCGGAAGCGATGCAAGGGGTAAAAAGCAGTTCTGAAACGGAACAGAAGCCTTCAACCCCACGCCTCGCTGGCGCGCGCGTTGTGTCTCCCCGCGAATTGCGGGCGAAGATGATCAAGACGGCCAACGGCGGGATCAAGGGGTGCCGTGAAAATGTGTACATGGTCATGGAAAGCGATGACCGTCTGATCGGTTTAGTTGGGCTGGATTTATTCTCTGGCCTACAGGTAAAGCGCCGTCAGACGCCATGGGCAAGTGAGGGCGGCGAGTGGACTGAGAATGATGACTTCATGTTGGGGCTGTACATGGCACAAGAGCATGATCTCGTACTCGCGGCCATTGGGGATATCGAGAAGGGTGTCGCTCAGGCGGCGCGGTCTCATGCATTTAATCCGGTCACAGATTATCTTGATGCATGCGCTAATGCATGGGATAGCCAGCCACGCGTGGCTACCTGCTTCAGCACCTACTGGGGCGCTGCAGATAGCGAATACCTTCGCCTTGTCTCCACGATGTTCATGGTTGGGATCGCTAAGCGTGCCTACTTCCCGGGCTGTAAGCATGACTATGCGCCGGTATTCGAAGGTGGCCAGGGCGAAGGTAAGTCAACTGCATTGAGCATCCTCGCTGGGCAGTGGTTTGCTGACACGCCATTCCGAATGGGCGAGAAGGATGGTTTCCTTTCGATACAGGGTGTTCTTCTGTACGAAGTGGCGGAACTGGAACAGTTTAACCGGTCCGAGGTCACCGCTATTAAGGCCTTCATGTCCAGCGCAACTGACCGTTTTCGCGAGCCATATGGCCGCCGGATGAAGAATGTTCCGCGTCGCTGCGCCTTTGCAGCAACGACGAATGAAAACGAGTATTTCAAAGATACGACAGGTAATCGTCGCTTCTGGCCAGTTCAAACTGGCCGGCTCAATCTCGATGGCTTGAAGCGCGATCGCGACCAGTTGCTTGGAGAGGCAGTCCATATGATGCGGGCAGGCGTTAAGCATTGGCCTACGCGTGATCAGCAGGTCGATATCATCAATGACCAGCAGGAAAATCGTGAGATACCTGACGTATGGCATGGCCGCGTCTATGAGTATGTCGAGGGAATCGATCCTGATGGGAAGCCATCACTTGCTGGTAGACGCGATCGCGTTACCGCGCGAGAGATTCTGACCAAGGCGCTGCACTACGAGTTATCGAAACTTGGCCCAGCAAAGCAGGAAACCATGCGTATTAGCGCGATCATGCGAAAGCTGGGCTGGGTTAAGGGCAGGGAAGCAAAAGGCGCGCGTGAGCGGTTCTACGAACGCCCTGAGCTTGTACAGGCGGTAGATGGAACGGTATGATGCAAATGGATCAGCTAATCGGCGCTGCGGCGTCGGCGAATTGCCAGGGATCGCGGGTGCCAAGTGCGCAGGCGGAAAAGGCTCTATCGTCGGCGTTGATCAGCCCGACTTCAGCCCCATGCGGTCAGTCGTCCAACCTATATGTTTTGAGGTTGGACGACTGGAACCCGCATAAACACTGGCTCCGCCAACCTCCCAACCTCGCCAACCTACATGCACGCACACGTACACGCATACATGCGCGTATACGCGTGCGGGTTTCGCTTCTATCCCATAGAACTAAAAAACAGGTTGGCGAGGTTGGGAGGTTGGCGGGACTAGAATCTATGCGGGTTTCAGCCGTCCAACCTTTCGTCCTACCTTCTTGTGGTTGGACGGTTAAGGGAGGAAACGATGCCAATTAACGTTCGTGATGCAGTTGCCCAGTTGTCGGCCATCTGTACCGCTGGCCAGAAGCAGGTTCAGTTCGCTACACGGGTGGCGTTGACGCGCACGGCTGGCAAGGTGAAGGATGCGGAAGTGCATGAGATGCGCGATGTGTTCCGCAATCCGACGCCGTACACCTTGTCGAGTGTTTTCGTCCTCCCAGCTACCAACAACCGGCTATCGGCTACTGTGCTGCTGAAGGACGAGGCTACCAAGGCTGTTCCGGCAGCCAAGTTCCTGAAGGCGCAGATCGACGGCGGCCAGCGTGGACTGAAGCGCTTCGAGCGCGCGCTGATCGCTGCCCGTGTCATGCCGGCCGACTACCGCGCCGTGCCGGGCTCTGCCGCGAAGCTGGATTCGTTCGGCAACATGAACCGTGGCCAGATCGTGCAGATCCTGTCCTTCTTCCGCGCCTTCCCTGAAATGGGTTACAAGGCCAACATGACTGATGCTGGTCGCGCACGGTTGGCGCGTGGTAAGCGTGGCCAACAGGGCTTCGTGTATTTCGTAGGCCGACCAGGTAATCGCCTGCCGCTGGGCATCTATCAGCGCATCAAGTTCGGCCACGGCAGCGCAGTCAAGCCAGTGCTGATCTTCGTGCGGTCGGCAGTGTATGAGGCCATCTTCGATTTCAGCTATGTCGCAGAGGATGTAGTCGCCCGTGAGTTCGGTGATGAGTTCGCCAAGGCCTACATCGAGGCGGCAGGGAGTGCACGATGATGCTTCATTGGAATGTTTCCATAAAACACCAAAGGTACTCCCAAGCAACACCGTCTAGGGGTAATTCGGACCCCGCATCCGCGCTAGTCATGGGCACATTCCAAGGGGGTTGTATTGTCTACTGACCTGAACCAGCCCATGACGCAGGCTGCATTCGGCAGTCTCGTCGGCATCAGCCAGCAGGCCGTCGGCAATCTGGTTGGCCGTGGCATCCTCGACACCAGTGCGCCAGCCGGTCAGGTGCTGCAGGCCTACTGCTCGCACCTGCGCGAGCAGGCAGCTGGTCGTGCTACCAACGGCGATCTGGATCTGGCCAGCGAGCGTGCTGGGCTGGCCAAGGCCCAGCGCGAGCGGATCGAGATGCAAAACGCCGTGACGCGCGGTGAGCTGGCGCCGGTTGCCCTGATCGAAGAAGTGCTGGCCAAGGCCGGTGCCCGCATCGCAGGGATTCTGGACGGGATACCCGGTGCCGTGCGCCGGCGCGTGCCGGCGCTGTCGGCCGACGAAGTCAAACTCATCGCAACCGAGATCGCCCGTGTGCGGAACATCGTGGCCAGCATGTCGCTGAGCGACCTGCGTGAGGCCAGTGCCGATGATGGCGATGTCGAGTTCATGGAGGACAACGCCGCATGAGCAACATGTACGAGGTCGTCAACTGGGGATCGCCCGAGCTGGCCAGCGCGCTGGCTCGCGGCCTCGGCACTTTCGGTGTTCCGACGCCAGTGTCGCTGGAAGAGTGGGCACGGGAGAACTTCTACCTGTCGAAGGAATCCTCGTACGTCGAGCAGAGCTGGAATCCATGGCCGTTCCAGCGCGCCATCATGGCCTGCATCAGCAATGACGATATCTACAGCATCGACTTCATGAAGTCGGCTCGCGTTGGCTACACCAAGATCCTGCTGGCTGCCATCGGCTACAACGCCGAGCACAAGCGGCGCAATCAGTGCCTCTGGCAGCCGACTGATGGCGACAGTGACGAGTTCGTCAAGACTGAGCTGGACCCGATGCTGCGCGATGTGAAGGTGATGGCGCGGGCTATGCCCAGCCACGTATCCCGGAACAAGGACAATACGCTGGCGCAGAAGAAGTTCCTTGGCTGCTTGCTGCATACCCGTGGCGG